CAGCTATCTTGATGGTGATTGCGAAAGAACAGCAAGAAGAGCTGGATGAAGAAGGCGTGGCTGTCGTGGTTGTGGATGATGACGCGAGGAAGGATAACTAATGTCTGGTAATGAAGACTTGTACGACGAAATCAGAAACAACATCGCAGGAATGAAGACTAACAGCGAGATACTGAAGCGCTATTACCCTGTAGCCGGTGCGTTGATTCAGACTGCTAGTGAGTTGATGAGCAAGGCTGTCGCTTCGATGGTTGAGCAAGACGAGAAGAGTGAGGCGAAGTAACTGATGGAGAAGTTGGAGTTAGAGCGAAAGTGTAATCACCCTCATGTCTTCTATGAATATTCGGACGACCAGGAAATCGAAGACTGTGATGATTGCGATGCTGATGGCATGACGACAACAGAACTCGGAGAGCAAATCTTAAGCTTCATCAGGCGCAGATTGAAGGTGCGACTCAAATGAAAGCTGACAAGAAACAACTACGCAAAGACTTATTCCGCCTACTGAAGTGGGCGGCTAAGCGTGAAGTTGCAGACATGGAAGATAACTGGGATGACTTGAAAGAAGCTGACTATCAGAATGCTATCAGCTTCTTTCTCCGCGAACACGGAGAACCGTAATGGCAACCAAAGTTTACGGACAATCTGACGACAACATCTACATCATAGGCGACCGCAAGCTTGGCGAACCGTATGACCAGCTTGGCGGATATGACTACGTGAGAGAGATCGCTTTCGATGACGGCACGGTGCTAACCATTTCTTACGGCAAGAAGGATAAGGGCATCTGGGAAATCTGCGTGAATGAATGCGGCTCGTTATTCGACCGATTTGAAGAGTGCACTGACGAAGATGCTGATATCTACTCAGATATTGTCTACTTCAAAGATGGACTAAAAAGCTTCACGGACACCATCGTTTATTGACACGCACCTAATTACTAAGGTATCTAGTAGACTATGACCTATCACAGTATCGAGCCACAAAAGACCCCGCTTGGGAAGAATCCATATCCACTGAAAATGTTGGATGCCCACGCCGTTGCGCTCGACCAAATCGCAATCAAGAAGAGTCGCGAATACGGCTTCATGTGGTCACGACAGAAGTGCATACGTGAAGCGATCGCTCAGTATGTGGAAAGGGAGATGGCGAAGTAATGCTAATCCTTCCCCGTGGCTACGAAGAGTTTAACAAGCGTCGTGAGATGTTTGACCCACGCGACCCTATCAAGCGTCGTGATTGGGTGAATGACGGTAATTCACCGACCGCTACTTATCGGCAAGCTTCTGCTGGTCAGAATACTCTGATGTGGAAGATTGACCCGAATTATTGTCCAGACTGTGGGCGCAAAGATATATCGCAAGAGAATCAGCGCAATGGCAGCCACGGCATATTCACTTTCGATGAGCCGCATCCTGAAGTGGACATGAAACCGGGCGATGTAATCCAGTACACCAGATGTGGTGAGTGTCGCGTTGAGTCTATTTTTGAGAAGAAGAATCCAGCGTTAGTGTACACGCATGGCGACTGGGACAGAGCGCGGAATATAGCGCAAGTGCGGATACAGAATAACGTGCTTGGCTGGATAAAAGCGCGTCGTATGGCTGGTGACAATCCGATTCCGTGGGGGAAATGATGCAGAAGCAAATAGCCACACTCGGACTTTTCTTGATACTCAAGGTGCCCGTTATCGCGGCCAAGTCGGTGATTGACGGCGTCAAGGGTGCAATTGGTGATACCCGTGACACGTTCATCTGGCGCATGGATAGACTTGGCGGCGCCGCTATGCCGTTTGAAATTTACAAGGGCGCTCACATCTACAAGGGCGAGTGCTTTCGCGTCTATTACTACGCATGGGGTAACGGAGCGAGAGCAGGCAAAACATTTTACAGCCTGAAGAGTATCCATCGTTATATCGACAAGGTGAGCCAATAGTGGAACTTGAAGACCAAGACGAACTTGAAGAAGACGTTGACGCTATTGAGCCGTTGCAGACTCGTGCGCCTGAGAATTACGCACCGTTTATTCCTAAGCTGCCTGAGTTTGAGAATAAAGCGCGACAAGCCGACGGCAAGTCTTTCATTCTCGAAATCTACAAGAACAGCACGTGGCGCTATGACTACATCCCGCCTGGCACCGCGAAGAATCGCACACGTATCTGGAAGACTCCAAGCTGCAAGAAGATGGTGCAGCACCTGCGTATCTGCGGTGGCATCGTCACCTATCTGACTGGCATTGTTTGCGATGGCGTGAAGGACAACATGCAGCAATTGCTGCTTACTATTTATGAGCAGTTGGAACTGAAAGAGAACGAAGAATACGCCGAAGAGTGGGAGCGCCTAGTTAAGCTTGGGCGACGGGCAAGCATCACATTCGGTGATGATGCACTACTGAAAGGCTACAGTGACGGCACCGCGAAAGGTGTTGCGCAGACAGTAAAGGATCTGCGCAAGGGTAACGAATTGACTTCTAAGGGGCAGCAAGACGCTGGCACCAACGAAGCTGATGCGATGCTCGCGGGTTTAGCCGGAGATGGCGAAACGGACTGACACCACCGATTACGTAACAGTAGATAAGATTCGCAAGGCTGGACTGGCAAACCCTAAGCTGTTCATCCAAAAGCATCTACACATCAACGACAAGTTCGGTCGACGCATACAACTGCAGTTTACGGCCTCGCAAGCACGCGTGGCCGAAGTCAGATATCAGCACTTGAAAGATGGCAAGCCCTGTTGGCTGCTTATCCTCAAAGGCAGACAGCGCGGCGTGTCTACAGTCACTCAAGGCATGGTCTTTGCTGAGACTTACTGTGGCGAGAACACCAACGCGCTTGTGATGACTCACTTGAAAGAAGTGACGACTGAGCTGCTCGACAAGGCGAAGCTGTTTTATAAGTGTCTTCCTGATTACGCAAAGATGCCGTTGGCTAAGGCGAATGAATACGAGCTCCGATGGGACCACAACGATTCCAAGTTGACACTAGCCACTGCCGGCACTGCTGATATCACTCACGGTCGAACGCTGCGCAAGTTGCATTTGTCGGAGATTAGCCGTTATCCAGACTTGTATCAGCTCATCAAAGGCTTGAAAGCTGTACCGGAAGCACCTGACACGTTAGTGGTGGCAGAGAGTACAGCACACGGCGCCGATAACATGATGTGCGACTTGTGGGAAGAGGCAGTGAAAGGCGGTAACCGCTGGACTCCGTTGTTCTTGAATTGGATGGATGACGAGGATTGCGTCCGCGTTTTCTCAAGCGACCGCGAGAAAGACGCACTGCTAGAAAGAATCTTCTCTGAGTATCCACGACTACGCGAGCGTATGGATGCTTTCAACTGTACGCCTGGACAAATAGCCTGGTATTACCAACAGTTAGTTGATTCATTGGGCGACGAAGCTTACACGGCGCAAGAGTTCCCAATGACACCGTCGGAAGCGTTCATCGCAGCCGGTACACCATTCTTCCCGCGCGACATCACTTACCAGTATCGACTGCTCTCAGAAAGCAGACAAGGGAATCTATATGACCCGCGTATTCCATTCGCATCTTGGAACGACCTGCAGCATAACTGCAAGGCTCCAGATTTGGTGCGCGAGCGTGACACTTACTTGGAGATTTGGGTGCCACCTGTTGCTGGCGTTCGTTACATCGTAGTTGCTGACTCCGCTGAAGGTATCCAAGGCCGTGACCCGTGCTCAGCTTTTGTGCTCGACATGGTCACGCAAAATATTGTCGCGGAGTTGCACGGCATCATCGAGCCGCATCCGATGAAGGATATGTGCATCGCGCTTGCGAGATTGTACAACCAAGCAATCATCGTTCCCGAAGCACACGGTGCAGGCACTGCTTTATGCGCGCTGCTCAGAGAATCAGGCTATCAGCCGCTTTATTACAAGCGGAAGATGTTGAACGGCGTGCCGCAAGTAACAAACGAAGTCGGATGGGACACCAACCCCGGTACTAGACCGGCACTGTTTGCGGAGATGCTGAAGATATATCGCGCTCGACGTGGCGATAAACACTTCATCCCTTCAACAGCGCTTCTCGATGAAATCAAGTTCTTCGTAGTGCAGTCAATGACTGGCGCAGGACGTGCCGACAAAGGTAAGCACGACGACCGAGTAATGGCGTGGGCAATCGGCGTTTATGTCTGCCTGCAATACCTCGGTATGCAAGGCACTGGCGTTAGCACCGTTGGTCATTCCATCGGGAGACAAGGCGGCGTGCCGGTGAATCCAACACCGCAGCAAACTTTGGAAATGATTATGGACAACGGTTGGACAGGACAAAGCTTTGAAGAGTTTTACGGAAACGGAACACAGCAAATTATCTACAGGGAGTAGGAAATGAGCGATACAACAGCACAGGAAACTATGGGACTTAATCCGTTCGGCGGATTAGGAGAAGTCGAAGACGACAGAGGCACGCCGAAGTCTCAAGGCTTTGAATCACCGTTGTCACCAAACATCTATGACAGCGTGCCTGATTACACACTGACTCAGTTCATCGAAAGCCACATCGGTGAAGACAATTACAAGGCGCTTCAATACAAAGCGAATTGCTGTGGAGTTGAGCCGCTAACAGCGTTACGTCAGTTGATGGCTAATGCTTTCTTGGAAGGCACTTTCAACTGCCAGGTGTTTGACAAAGCTGGTGCACCACTACCGGTGAAACCAGAAGAGAAGCGCAACGGCAACGATAACAACCCGAAGACCAAAGACAATTTGCAACTTCAGGCTATCGTGCGACGTGCCAACTACGGCACTCTCTCAAGCACTGCTAACAGTCTTGGGATATCGAACAAAGTTGCGCTTCAGCGTGGCGTGTCAGCAATGCTCGATACACCGAGAGTGCTGGCAAGACTGCAGGATTCAGCGAACGCAATGAGAGCGCTGGAGAAACAAATCCTATGACCAGTCTTCTCATAGCGATACTTCTGTTTCTCAGCATTTGCTGTGCGTCTGTCTTTGTGGCAGGCGCGGCAATGTTTTGCATCGGCGGGCATTTTTGCTGGCAACACATCCAGCGATTGAGAGTGCTGTACGAAGCACGACCGGAAGCAGTCCAAGAAGCAGGCCCATACGGGCAAGGGTTCAAACAGGTTGACCAGCTTGATAAAGCTGATGCTGACAAGGAATTTGAAGAATGGATGAACAATATGCCCCTTCGCTAGACGACGAAGAAGCGGTTGAAACTAAAGCCGAGCATGAGTCAGAGAACGAGGAAGAAGAAATCTGGGAGCGTGAAGGCTTCGATTGCATCGAAGACTACGAAGCCTACTACGTTCGTTTGACAGATGACTTACTCGAGCAATCGCGCAAGAAATGGCGGCCTGCTAAACAGCGATGGATGGAAGTCGATAAACGCTTAGAGCTGGAGAACGCTTTGGGTGTAACTGTCGATGCACGCCCAACACGTACTGACTTGGCACTGATTCCCGGTGCCGTCGAGAAAGCGATCGCTGCAATCATCGACAGCCTTCCACGTCCATCAGTTGCACCGAAGCAAGTCGTTGATGAAGACATGAGTGGTGGATTGAATTACTTCATGAATGAAGTGCTCGATTCAAACTACTTTGATTTGTTGATGGCGCGTGTTTGCTTAGACATGAAGCGCTTCGGTATCGGCATCATAAAGCAATCAGTAGACAGCTCCAAAACGGGACCATTCGACCAACCATCAAAGATTGTCTTTACGAAGACCGACCCGCGATACGTATGGCCTGACCCGCTCGGTAAGTCATGGCGCTGGGAAGACATGAAGTATTTGATTGTCGCTGAGCCATCAGACTTGTCAGACATTCGCGCTCGCTGGCCGGTACGCGGCTGTCTCGTGCAGGCCGAACCGACATACAGCACCAGGGGCGAGGGCGACGACGAAGACAACGACGGCAACGGTATCGCAATGATTAGTCCGTCACACTCTGATAGTGGATTCACTATCGGTGAACGTGGGCGCGCATTGGTGAAAGAACTTTGGCTGAAAGATGAATCTAAGAAGTTTGAGCCTGACTTGGACGAGCTTGGAAATATCATCTATGACGCTGAAGGAAAGCCAAAGGGCAGAGACGTTAAACGCTACCCGAACGGACGCCTAATCATTAGCGCCAACCGCCGCATCCTGGTAGACACGGCTAATCCGTTTCGTCACGGTGAGCCACCATACACATTCTTTGAGAATCGTTTATCGGCTCGCCTGTTTACTTTTGGTGACGTTGAATTGCTCGCGCGTCTTGAAGACAAAGTCAACATCATTCACAAAGACATGATGAAAAATGCGCGAACGAATATCAACTCACCATACGTAGTGGATAACAACGCGTTCGATTCACCAGAGAAGTTCAAGAATATAACCAACGAAGAAACGCTGGTTATCGTCAAGAACGCTGGTGCTCAAGTTGCGAGATTGAATCAAGCTGAGTTCCCGCAGTTTGTATTCCCGCTAGTTGGCTGGCTCTCGGATATGTTCAATGACTTGTCCGGCGTGTCATCCATTATGCAGGGCGGCATTGAGAAAGGTGCGCAACTTTCAGCCGATGCAATATCCAATCTGCAAGGTTCAAGTGCAAATGGCTTAAAGATGAAAGCTCGATTGCTGGAGCAGGCATTAGTGCATATGGGTTACCTGCTTCAATGGAATATTCGCCAGGTATACACATCGACTATGGAGATTGAAATACAAGATCCATCGAGCGGTAAGAAGGTTATGGTCAAATGGAATCCTGATGCTGACCAGCCTGACTACTCAGTTGATGTACAAGTGGGTTCGTCATTGCCGGGCACCAAGCAAGGTGCGCAACAACTTTCGATGCAGCTTTATGACAAGGATGCAATCGACAGACAAGCGCTGCTTGACTCACTTCAATACCCTGGAAGAAACCAAATCGTTGACCGAATCAACAAGCGTATTCAATTGGAAACACAGTTCGCTGTGCAGGGCACGTCGGTTTCACTTGATGGCAAAAACACTGGCGGAGCCGGTCGGAAGAAGAAAACTTTCAAAATGTGAGGCACCGTATAAGGTGCGTATAGAATCCGTAGCCTCTATTTTTGAAATAACTAGTCTGTTATTTATCTGATGTACACAGCTTCTCGGAGCCGCTCATCAGATGGATATGTCGCAAATGCTCGCTGGACCGATACCGCAACAAGGCGGTGGGCCTAATCCTGGCATACCGTCAACTGCCAATCCTGGCGGTTTGCCTGCACCTAATGACCCGCTTGATTATGGGTTTGGTGCATGTGTTGAAGCGATGAAGCAGCTCGCGCAACAGCTCACTATGTCTGGCGATGAGATGGCGGGCAATGAAGTTGATGCGATGGCGAACAAGCTGAATAAGCGAAGACTCAAGCGCAAAGAAGAACTAGCTCAGGCTATGCAGACCATGCAGAGCCAACAGCTTGCTGCGCAATTACCGGGGTAATCATGGCAGACGATAGACTGACTGACGACGAATTTAAGTACGAGATGGAACAGCTCATGAGCGGTCTTCAGGCGGAAGAGCCTGCGAATACTCCAGCGCCTGAACCAGATGCGGTACCACTTGCCGAACCTGGACCAGATGAGGAGCCTGCTGAAGAAGAAGCTGCACCAGTTGACCCGCTAGAAGCAGTTAACCGAAAGCTTGAAGTGCTTGGTCACTACGTTACGCAGAATCAAGCGCAGCGCCAACAGCAGTATCAGCCACAACCGCAATACCAACCACAGCCACAAGCGCAGCAACCGCAAGAGCCGTACTTGATGACAAATCAAGACGTACAGCCACTTGTCGAGCAGTTGCAGCACTTGCAGCGTCAGCAATATATGAACGCGTGGAATCAGGAAGCGATGAATTACAAGCAGGCCGAAGCTAACTTGCGTCAACGTTTTCCTGACTTCGACCAAGTTATACCTGAACAGAAACGCGCTGAAGCGTTTGACCAATTAGCTCGACAAGGTCAGTTTGGGCAGAACTGGCAAGCTCGATTTGAGTACGTATACAAAGCTTTTGCTTACGACAAAGTTGAGGCTCGTGCAAACGAACTTCAACAGAAACGTGAGGCGAAACGCGCGGCATCTGCGAAAGCGGTAGCTGCTGTTCCCCCTTCTGGCTCTGGATATCAGGCGCCTGAAGTGAAACTGGATCGGTCAAAGCGCGGTTATGCCGACGCTCGTTTAGCCACCAGCGAAGCGCTGAAGGCACTGTAACCCACTAGGAGAAACAATGGCAGGACCATTTACAATCGGCACTTTCGATGCCTTAACCAACAAGTATTGGATTCCCAAGCTTGTAGATAACTTCTTCCTTCGCGGCACTTTGTTGACGCTGTTGAAGAACTCACAAAAAACATTCGACGGCGGTCGTGATATTCGTCAGCCTATCTCGTACAGAAACAGCCCTAACGCTGGTTCTTGGCCGGGTGGTATGGCGGTGCTTCCGACCAACTTCCAAGACCACGCCACACAAGCGGTCTTCTCTATCGCTAACTACTACGCCTCAATCACTCTGCCACAAACAGAGCAATGGTTGAACCAAGGTGAAGCGAAGATTGTTGACTTGATGGAATCCCAGATGGACCTTGCTGAGAACTCACTCGCTGATACTTTCGGGCAAGACGTTTACGCTGATGGTTCGTTGAACTCAGTCAACAACTCTAAGCGTGTTGACGGTTTGAGCGGCATGATTACAAATGGCGCCGATCCGTCCATCGCGGCATATGGTGGCATAACACGAGTGGGCGCGAGTGGCTCGAAAGCTGCACCAGTTGGCAATGCTTTCTGGAATGCTAATGTTTTCGCTGCTAATGCAAACACCACAGTAACAACCTGGAAGTCTGCTGAAGTCATCGACAACTTAACGACCATCAGCATCAAGAAGATGCAACAGATGTTCGGTATGTGCTCGATGGGTGGTGAAAAGCCAACACATATCTTGGCTGGCCAACTTGGCTATAACGCCTACTACAACTTGCTGACTAGCACAACTCGTCAGATTCAAGATAGTGACGACAAGACCGGTAAAGCTGGTTACAGCAAGGGCTTGGACTTCAACGGCGTTGGCGTTTACGTTGACGACTTGATTGACTCACAAGGAAAGATGTACTTCCTGAATATGGACCACATTTTCTTCCGTCCGCTGAAGGATGCGAATTTCAAATCAACTCCATTCAGACAGCCACCTAACCAGTTGGCCAACATCAAGTTCATCGTGTGGATGGGTAACATCACTTGCGACGAACCTCGTAAGCAAGGTGTCATCACCGGTATCACGGGCTAAGGAGCTACTATACAATGTCTGAGAATTTCACAGCTTTCATGGGCGACGTGACTGAAGTTTACACTTCGACCACGCTACCTACAGGCTATCAGCCTGGTATGAGACGAAGAGAAGGCAACAAAACCTATGTGTTTGTCTTGGCAAAAGGCACCATTGCTGACAAAGCCATCTATAAGCCAAACACTGCCGATGCTACGCATCCCTATGACGTGATTGCAACAGCCGCGGCTGCCACCGATCCTGTCAGTGGAGTAAATAGCACTGGCGCTGCTCGCTCTTCTGGGGACTACTTCTGGGGACAGATTGGTGGAGTAGCCAACGTTCTCGTTGATGCTACTGCAGCAATTTCTGCAGGAAGTCTCTTAGCAGCTTCCGGCACAGCCGGGACTGCCGCAGTTGCTCCAACTTCGACCGCAGTAAGATGCGTGTTCGGTGTTGCGCTTGAAGCATTAGCTTCAGGTACAGGCAATAAAGCAGTGCGCTTGCAGGGACTGGATTCATAATCCAAGCGGGGTGATTAAATGAACCTCGCGCAAATGATAGCCGAAGTTCGGCGTGGACTCGATGAGACTACGCCGGACTTTTGGACTGATGCGGAGATTACAGATTGGTTGAACGAAGCGGTCAAAGTAATGACCTCTTCGACACAACAGCTTCAGGCGTTTTATCAGTTCACTACAGTCTCAGGCACGCAGGAATATGCGTTGCCGTCAGACTTAGATGAGCTGTTTAACGTGGTGCATTTCCGCTCGACGCTTACGCCGCTATCTCTAACTTCTCCGCAAGCTGCGCAGATGGGTAATCAGAATCCGTCCATACCAGGGCGATTCTATTTGCGTTCCGTGGCAGCTCAGACAGCGGGGCAAGGCACTGATGGCAATATCACACTTGGGTCAATAGCGGACCCGCCTGTTTATTCCAAGATTCTAGGCTTGAGTCCGGTACCGAATCAGACTGGTGACACTGTTACCGTCTTCTATTTCTCTGAGCATTTCACGATGACTGAGCTGACCGATACGTCACCAATACCGGTGGCGTTCCATCGTGGACCTGTCTCTTATGCGATCGCTATGGGCAAGCAGAAAGAAGAAGCTTACGGTGAAATGGACAGAGCACTGCAGATGTTCGGTCAGTTCACTGAGAAGTTGCAGAAGAAGATTATCAACAGCGGTCAGGAAGTTGCTTTCCCGTCCGTTAAGATGCGGGGCGAAGAGCACTACAACTTCCCAACGGGTGTCATTATCATCCCTGATGGAAGTGCAAGCTAATGCCATCACAGAGAACACTAAAGGATGCGCTAGATGATGCAATGCTTGCGTTCCGAGTACAGTCGTTTGAAGGCGGGCTTGACTCTGAGACTGACCCTAGTGACCTTGATGCGAAATATTCTCCAGATTGTCAGAACGTCAAACTGACTCAGTTTGGCCGTATCATCGGGCGCAATGGCTGCGAGAATAAGGTTACCGGACTGGCTGAGAAGCCTGATGGTATCGCGTTCTTCTATGATGCTTCTGGCGGTCGTCACAAAGTTCTCTGGGAGAACGACAACCTTTACGACGTGACCAGTGATTCAAGCGCTACTTTGATTCAGGCTGGCGCTTACACCAAGGGCAATCGTATTTGCTGGGCGGTGCTCAACAACATTCTTTACTACTCTGATGGTGAGACGATTCACACTGGCGGCGCCACTGATTCTGGTATCAGGCAGTATGATGGCACTACTGATACCACACTTCTAACTTCAGGCGCACCAGGCATGATACCGACTCCTGCATGCAAAGTCATGACGACTTATGCGGGTTCGCTAGTACTTGGACGCATCAAGTATGTGGGCGGCACCTATGCAAAACACGCTTTCATGTGGAGCAACGTCAATGACCCAACGAATATCAATGCAACGAATATTCAGCAATGCGGGCAAGGCTACGGCGGTGAACTTAATGCGATTCTTCCGCTGGCTGTTGCGAGTGTTGGCGTGTCGCCATTCCAGGCGATACTTGTAGGCAAGTCGCAGTTTGGAATCTTCGGCTACTCTGGCGCACTCGGTACACTGAATGAGTTCTTAGTGAACTGCCCTACAGGTATCAGAGACGGCGCTACAATGCAGTACATTCCCGGTCCAGATGGTTCGGGGTATGTCGTCTTCCTCGGCACTGATAACAAGCTCTGGGCGGTCAATGGAACGGCTGCAGTCGAATTGAGCGGACCTATTCGCACTGAATTGCAAACCGCGGTATCGGGCGCACTCGCTCTCGATTCAAATGCAATCTTCACATCAGCGGTTAACTCACCAGACTTCCAATACATCTTAGATGTGGGTGCTGGTGTCCAGTATGTATACCATTACAACACGCAAGCATGGACTCGCTATAAAGGCTGGGCATCAGGCTATTGGTGCGCTGCTTACACTGACACTTCGCAGTTTAGTTTGTACGTGGCAGCAAGAGCAGACGCAGCCGGTGACTTGAAAGCGTTGCAGTTGGTCAACTCAGGCAACACTGATAACGGTGATGCAATCAATCCCTACTGGATGACTCCATTCATCAATGCTGGTGATGCGAATATCTTGAAGATTTGGAAGTGGATTTACTTCGTTACTCGTACCGATATCGCCAACACGGTCATTACTGCTCAAGCCAACTTAGGCGCTGGCGCTATTGCGACCAAGACAATAGAAGCTGATGCTAGCGGCGGCTCTAGTGGTGGCGGCGTATGGGACGCGTTCGACTGGGATGAAGACACATGGGCGTTATCTGCGTTCGGTTCGACTGGTATGTATCGTCGCAAGGCTCGATTGACCGTTAACCCATCGACAAACCCTGAATCACTTCGTGGATTCGATGTTACTATAAAGTTTAGTACAACGACCCCTGGCGGTCACTTTGAAATCTTAGGTTTCACTCTGTTGTATCTACCAAGAGGCCGCAAGCGTGTTGTTCTCACTCCGTAATTTATTAGCTATTCTGCTTTGCATATTGTGCGCAAGCCCTGCGTTCGCGGATACGATAACGTACCCGAACACATTCGTTGCAGGGACTGCTGCACAAGCAGCGCAAGTCAACGCGAACTTCAATGCGATAAGCACCGTTGTTAACGGCAACATTGATACAAACAATCTGAAGTCAGGCGCAGGCATTACGCCAAATCAACTCAACCTAACTAGTGAGTACGCGGTGCTTCGCGGCACTGGCACAAGAGGACTGAGCGCAGGCATTACAGGCGACACTACTCCACGAGTATCGCTCAACTCTGACGGTAAAGTCTGGTTTGGTGCTGGTAGCGTATCGGCGCAAGACTTGTCGTTGACTCGCAAGAGTGCAAGCGTACTTCTGCTGACTGACTTGGCAGGAACGACTAACAAAAGTTTCGAGGCGAACCAGTTCGACGCCCGCACCAATGGCGATGCCAATGGTAAATACACTCTGAGTGTATCGGGCTTGTCGGCTGGTGTTGGTGGCGCTACTGCGCAAGACTTGCTGCTGAAGCGGTCTAACTCAACCACGTTCGCTATCCGCGATGCTGGTGACTCCGCTGACCGTGACTTGACTTGTCGCAACCTGACAGCTTCTGGCTCACTTACTTACGGCGGCGCGTTAGCTCCAGCGAGCTTAGCGGTAACGAATAATGCCACAGTGGGTGGCACTCTTGGCGTGACCGGGACAAGTACGTTAGCGGCTGTTGGAGCCACTAACGGTACTTTCAGCGGAACGCTCGGAGTGACCGGTACAAGTACGCTGGGTGTGGTCAATGCTTCAAGCGCGACTCTATCATCTCCGCTTCCTATTGCAAGTGGTGGCACTGGAGCGGCAACGGTAGCAGCTAACACAGTCTTTACAAACAACACTGGTTCGACTGCTGCACCAGCTTTCGCTACTTCAATCCCGACTTCAGTACTGAACATCTCAGGCATCAACGATTTTAGGCTGACTTGTTCATCAGGCAATCCAGTACCGAACTCAGACGTAAGCAGCTCTGGCACTATCTATCTTTGCCCATACAAGGGTAATAACATCGCGCTTTATGACGGCTCTACTAGATGGACAATACTTACAAGTTCGCAAGTCTCATTAGCACTGACCGCGACAAGTGGAGTTGTCTATGACGTATTTGCTTACAACAACTCAGGTACTTTAACTCTTGAAACACTGGCATGGTCGAACACTACCACCCGCGCCACAGCACTTGTCTATCAAGATGGTGTGTTGGTAAAAAATGGCGCTACGACTCGCAGATACGTAGGCTCATTTTACGCGCATGGCTCAAACGTCACGCAAGATACTGCGGGTAATCGCGCTGTTTATAACGCGGTGAATAGAACACGAAGACCACTGGCAGGCTCTATCGGAACAGCTTCATGGACCTACGCATCAACAACGATACGCGCGGCTAACAGCAACACAACAAACGGACAGGGTAGAGTCAGCTTCTTGAACGGACTTGATGAAGACGCTGTTGAAGCGACATACAGCACGCAAGTTCAAGGCACGAGCGTAACCGTCGGCAACATTTATCTTGGGCTAGATTCGACTTCTGCGTCAACTTCCCCAAGCATAGCTGGCGTCTCGACTATTGGAGCGAATAGCGCAGTTTCAGTCATGGCAAGAACTTGCAAGCTCGCAGGTATCGGCTATCACTTCTTGCAAGCTTTGGAGTCTTCTTCGGCGGCAGGTTCGGAAACATTTTACGGCAACGACAACACGCAATACGGTTTAATCGGGAGTTTAACCAACTAATGAACAGACTACTTCTAGCACTAGCGGCAACGGTAGCGATGGCTCTGCCATCTCATGCGATACCGCGATATGAGACTAGCAGCGATACGGTGCCTGGAAATTTCACTAGCGTAACTGCGGCAATCCCTGCGTCGAGCACTGTCGTAACGCTGACAGCACCATCAAGGCATGTCGTTATTAAAAGTGATGCGAGCGCTGCGGTTATGTATATCCGCTTAGATGGCGGCACTTGCACTTCGGCTAATTTCAAGATTGACAGCGGTGGCGCAGTCGCACTTGACGGACTGCCAGGCATCAACTCGGTGACGATTCTCGGCGCTTCTGCGACCGGTAATTATTCGATTCTAGCGTGGTAATCATGAACAGACTCATTGCACTTCTCTTATCACTTCTATTTGCGACACCAGCTTTCGCGCTGAATTATAGTGGCGGTGGTGGTGGGAACGCCGTGGCGGCTGGTCAGGGAATTCAGGTTGTATCTAGCGCTGGAACATCAACTGTTTCGGCGCCTAGCGCGTCTATCGTTCCGCAGTATTTAAAGAATTGGCGTAAAGCAATTGCTGATGTGCGAAACGGAACCGGTAACGCCTCTTTGTTTATCGGCGGTGATTCGACTGTGGCGGGAACGGGCGCTAGTTCGCTAGCTGCAACTATGGCCCCACGGTTAAAAGCACTGCTTAACTCTTATTATGTCACTGCCGTGGAGGGAGTTGTTTGGACGAATACAACTGTCACTGATTCAAGGCAAGTTTTTGGAACTGGGTGGTCAGCTTTTGGGGTAGGTGGGCCGGGTGGCGTTTGCGGTGCTTTGGCAGCAGCAGGCGCGGCGGGTGATTTTACTTTCGCGCCTGGTTATTCGTTCGACACAATAACGGTTTATTACCTTAAACAAGTTGGTTACGGAACTTTTGAAACAAACATCGGCGGTGCCAGCTTAGGAACCACTGACACTAACGCTTCACCGGGAGTCGGTAAAGTTGTTTTTTCTAGCTCCGCAGGCGTTAACACCGTGCATATTCACAACCCCTTGGTGGGTAACGTGATTATTCTGGGAATCATGTGTACCACAGCAGCTACTAAAGCGGTGCAGGTATCGGTTGTTGGTATACCGGGTTGCAGGATGGATACGTTTGGAGTTGCAGCAAGCGGCTTCAACAGCGGCGCTTCTCTTACGACTCTAGCCCCCAACTTAGCGCTGATTGACTGCACTATAAATGACATCAATGCTGGCACCGCGCTGGCTACATGGAACACCGAAACGGTGCAATTTATAACCACAATGACTGCGGCAGGCTGCGATGTGATCATTGTCACGGGCGTTCCGGGCGCATATGGCGGAACGCCTCCAACTGATATTGCGGGCTATGAGGCGCAGGCGTTAACAACGGCTCGTGCAAATAATTGTGGAGTTGTTGATTTTGTTGCTCGGTGGGTTAACGGTACTGTGTCATCAGCTTTATTCTCTGATGGTGTGCATCCAAATGATTTGGGTTATACAGACTGCGCTTCGGCTTTATTCACCGCAATTACGAGGAACTAATGAGACGATTACTACCATTCTTGCTACTTCTAGCGACTCCCGCACTTGCGAACAACCCGCAAGCTGATTTCATCGCGGCACAAGCGAGCAATGGCGTTGTGGGCGTGGCGAGTTCATATGGTCAGCCTGATTTCAGAATTGACTACAGCGCAGGAGCGAC